ACTTTCTGTACTTATTGTCCCATCAGTATTAGGGACAGTCATAGTTCGAGTTGTACTGCCTGAAATTCCTGAACATTCAAATGCTAATTTTTTACTTGCATCTGAATTATCTTTTACTCTGAAAACATTATCTGCAAACTCATTAGGTGCACCTGCAGTCACCTGATTATCTACATAGGCTGTTGTCGCTACTTTCGTTGAGTTATCACTTGCAGACTGAGTCGTCGCTGTAATACCATTAGCTAATGCTCCAGAAACTGTATTATTTCCTAAAACAATAGTTTTATTTGTAAGAGTTTGAGATCCAGTTAGAGTTGCAACTGTTGCATCTATAGCGAAGGTTGCCGTATTACCTGTTGAGGTAGAAGCTATACCAGTACCTCCAGCAAGTGTTAAAGTTTCTGAATCAAGATCAATAGCAATAGAGTTACCATCATCAGTTGTTATGTCTAAATCTTCAGCAGTAATTTGAGAATTTACATAGGCTTGAGTTGCTATAGTGCCATCTGCATCAGGGAATGTTAACGTCCTTGTTTGACCAGCTGTAATAGAGGCTGAACTAAAAGCTCCAATTTTTGTATTATCTGAATTATTTCTAATTCTAAATCCACTGTCATTTGTAACTACAGCTGTAGAAGTTATCGATGCTATTCCAGCAAATGAAGTTACAGTGCCTCCAAGATTAACTCCAGTAGAGCCAAGAGTAAAAGAGGAATTAGCAAGATTACCATTAAGAATTGAAGTTGCAGTAGTAAGAACGGTTCCTGTTTCAGCTGGAAGAGTTATGGTCACATCAGCAGTAGCTGCAGGTCCTACAAGAGTTGCAGAATTTGTTCCATTATCAGTATCTTCTTTAAAAATTATGCTTCCTGCAGAACTAGAAGATCCTGTAAGAATTGGAGCAGTAAGACTCTTATTTGTTAAAGTTTCTGTCCCTGTTGTAGAGACTAATGTGGCATTTGAAACAGCAGTATTAAATTCAGCAAATGTTCCAGTTAAAGTATTATTTGCAAGGTTTACAGATTTATTTGTTAAAGTTTCAGAACCTGTTGTAGAAACAAGAGTTGCATCAGTAACAGCAGTGTTGAACTGAGCAAAGGTTCCTGATATTGTATTATTTCCAAAAGTTAAAGTTTTATTTGTAAGAGTTACAGAATTAGTTAGAGTTACTGGATAAACAATATCGCTTGTCAATGCGACTGTTCCTGTGGCATCTGGAAAAGTAATTGTTTTATCAGACCCAGTTGTATCAGTTGCAGTTAAAGTAGTTTCAAAATCATTTGCGTTAGATCCTTCAAAAACAATATTTCCACTAGCAATTTTTATTGAGTTTGCAGCATCAGCAACTCCAGATATTAATGTAGTTGATGCTAAAGAAGTTAATCCAGCAATTGTTGAAGCTGTAGCTCCAAGTGCAACTGCAGTGCTACCAATAGTTATATCATCATTTGCTAATTGAGAATTAGGTATTGCACTGGTTCCAAGAACTCCAGTGGATGAGTTATAAGTTAAACCATTTCCAGACGCTACACTTACTGCACCTCTAGATCTTGCATTTGTAAAATATTGATTTGTGCCTTCACTTAAATCGGAAGTACTATTTCCAGCAAAATCTAATTTATCAGAAGAAGAATTTAACTCCTGAAAAAGACCAGAAACAAGTACTAATGCCTTCCTAGTTGCCATTTAATATCTCGATCAAGCTCTATGGGAAGAACTTATTTATATTTATTTTACGACTACCAAATATCAGGATAAAAGTATTGGTCGCTCTGCATTTACTATGAATTGTCCAGTGCTTCCAGCTTCTCCTACCCTACATACATATTGTCCAGCACTTGACGGAGGTGTTTCAACAATTGCACCTGCAGATGCTGCTGATAAAAAATATTGATCACCTGTATTTAAACCAGTAGTTGCAACTATCCCAGCAACAATAACTTTGACTGACTGTCCAGCAGTTTTAGTTGTCTCTGCAACTCCTGCTACACAAGCCTTATCAAAAGTATCATTTGCAATTGCTTTACCTACTTGTCCATCACTAGCTCTTGAATATAATGCATCACCTTGACTAACATTTTCAAAGCAAGTTGTTTCATAACCAGTAACTTTAAATACTGTCTGACTAGGCATTGTAGATTTTAAATCAATTAAAGCCTCTGTAAAACCTTGAGCATTAGGTTCATACGGAATGTAATTTTCTACACTAGACATTAGCTTAATTTAATAGGTGGTTCGATTCGAATTGCAAATTGTGTTGTTGTAGAAGCCTCTCCAACTCTTACAACAGCCTGACCTGCAGAAGAGGGTGGAGTTAAAGTAATTTCTCCTGCTGTAGTTGGTGAAAGAAAATATAAATCTCCTGCATCTAAACTACTCATGGTTTTTAACCCAATAACAATAACTTTGACAGTCGCAGAAGCACTGGCATCTGCATTTGCAAATCCAACTACTTGAGCATTTTCTTGTAGACCATTTGATGCACTGGCTTTTCCTACTTGTCCATCACTAGTTCTCATATATAAAGCATCATTTTCACTAACATCTTCAAATGCTGTAGCATCAAAACCAACCTGTAATGGAGCAAAAGTAGGAAATCCATCTTTTAAATCAATAACAGCATCAACTAAACCTCTATAATTAGGCTCATATGGTTGACGAGTCATCGTAAAACCATTAGCTATCATTAAGTCTCTAAGGACAGCTATAGCACCTTCTATATTTGGTTCGTAACCTGTAGCCATAATATTTACATATAATTATCTATTTTAAACTGTGCCTACTATTATAATTAAGATATGGAACCTCAAGTTATTGCAGCTATTATTTCAGGAAGTATAGGAGCCTTTGCTGGTATAACTAGGGCTTTGGGAAATTTTAATAAAAAATTAGACAGAAGATTTGAAAATATTGAAAAAAACGTGGAAAAATTAAAATATGAAGTTTTACATGATTATGTATTAAAAGAAGATTTTTTAAGAGAAATGCAAGCAGTTCATAGTAAATTAGATAGAATTTTAGATCATTTGTTAAATAAATAATTAAACAGCCTGCCAATTAGAAATTGAAGATAGATATATTTTTAAAGCTCCACCACTACTCGTATCCCAAACTAATTGTCCATTAACAGGATTAGCAGGTAATCCAGAAGAAACAGATGCTACTGCTTTTACAACTTGAAATGCTGAACCATCATAGACTTTAAATATATGAGTACTAGCGGTATCTAACCAAGTTTCTCCTTTACTAAGAGAGGTAAATCCAGCAGCAAGAGTGTTAGGAGAACTAGATCCAATATGAACAGGACCTACTTTAATTAAACCTGTGCTTGGAGATGCAGTATTATCTGCAAAAAATAATCCTGGACTTACATTATTATTATTGACCGCTAATTCACCAGCTCCTAATCTTATTGGAAAAGGTCTGTCATTTGCTGTGCTCGATCTACGAGATTGAATTTGTACTGCCATAATTAGACATTTATATATAGTCCTGCATCTACTACTGTATCTTGGGCAGTCTCTGGATTATATGTTCCAGCATCCATGTTACTTGTATTAATAGAAACATCTAACAACTCTCCATTTATATAATCTCCAGCTTGTAATAATCCAGCTTCAAAAACATTGGTAAATTCTGATAATGGTTTATTAACAATTCCAAATTTTATATCATCTAAAACTGTAGGTGATTTATTAAATAATTTATTCACCATTGAAATCATTCTATTTGTAGTATTAAAAGCTTTACCTGATCTATTTAAACCGCCTGTTTCATCTCTTTTCAAACTATCAGTTAAAGTCATAGCAATAACAGATGGATCAAAATTAGCTACATCTTGAGGTAAATTAAAATTACCAATAATATTTTTATTACCTTCCCATTTTGTTGAACGATTATATAAAGCAAAAACTTCTACAGCTTCTTGCATTTTTCTTTTCTCTTTTGCCCATCTCTTTTCCCAATTTTCTAAACCTTTTCCAATTGGTTTATCACTAGGTTCTAATAACCATGCTCCAACATATTCATGTTTCTTTAAATTTTCTACGGTTACATATCCACCAGTAGTTTGTGTAAATGGATAGACGACAGTAAAGCTATTTAAATTTGGTACATCAGTAATTGTATATTCACCTGATATTGCATTTCCACTTGTAAAATTTAATTGAATTTTATCGTTTTTATTTAAATTATGATTTTCAAAATCAACAGTAATATTAACTCCACTTTGATTATATTTTGCAGCTAATTTTAGTGGTTCATTGCCTTCATCATGAAGTATTGACCACATAGCAGCGTAAATATGCTTGCACCAACGTAGTTGATAATATTGTAAATTTTGAAAAGAATCTTGTTTTTCATCTTCGTATTCTGGTAACTCATAAAAATTATTTATTGTGACATAACCTAAGTCTCTAAATACACCTGGCTCATCTCTTCTTTCATCTAAAGAACCATCATTTTGAATTATATTTCCTGGTTTT